TGTATCTGCTGTAACAGCAACGCTCGCAGGTATTACTGCCGCACTCGGTGCAGGAGCAACCGCAGCGGCAACCGTTGGCTCATCTTTTGAGGCTGCTATGTCAAAAGTATCTGCAATCAGTGGTGCAACAGGTGATTCATTGCAAAGTCTGACCGACAAGGCAAAAGAAATGGGTGCAAAAACAAAGTTCTCTGCATCCGAGTCGGCATCTGCTTTACAATATATGGCTATGGCAGGCTGGGACACAGAGTCAATGCTCAATGGTATTGACGGCATAATGAACCTTGCCGCTGCTGACGGTTTGGACTTAGCAACAACCTCGGATATTGTAACAGACGCACTTACAGCGTTTAACCTAAAAGCCTCAGACAGCACGCACTTTGCAGATGTACTTGCAAAAGCATCAAGTTCCGCAAATACAAATGTATCTATGCTTGGTGAAAGTTTTAAATATGTTGCTCCTCTTGCAGGCACTATGGGTTACTCTGTCGAAGATGTTTCCCTTGCCCTCGGTCTTATGGCTAATGCAAGTGTCAAGGGCAGTATGGCAGGAACAAGCCTTAAAACGGCACTTTCTAACCTTGCATCTATCTCCAACGGAAGATATGGCTAATGTAATGGCACAGTATGGCATATCTATCTCCGATGCCGAGGGTAACGCTTTGCCTCTTATAGATGTAATGAAACAGCTTAGGGAAAAGTTTAGCGGATTAAGCGAAACCGAACAGGCTGCAACCGCAAGTACACTTTTCGGCAAAGAGGCTATGAGTGGTATGCTTGCTATCATTAATGCAAGCGACTCTGACTTTGATAATCTGACTAAAAATATTAACAATGCTGACGGTGCGGCTCAAACAATGGCTGATACTATGCAGGACAATCTGCAAGGTCAGATTACGATTCTAAAGTCCGCTCTTGAGGGCTTAGGCATTGAAATCTATGAGGGTATGTCAGCGCCTCTGCAAGAGGCAGCTGTTGAAGCTCAAAATTATGTAAATCGTTTGACAGAAGCATTTAAAAGTGGCGGTCTTTCAAAAATGATTGAAGAAGCAGGAGCAATTTTCGGCGAACTTGCAGTTAAAGCTGCAGAGGCTGCCCCTGAAATGATAAATGCCGCTGTTGACTTTTTACAGGCTTTTGTTGACGGAATAGCTGATAATTCCGATAAGCTTGCAAAATCGGCTGTTGATATAATTCAGACCTTGATTACAAGCGTAACAGAACACGCTCCCGACCTTATAAAAGCAGCAAAAGTTATTGTTTCTGAGCTTGTGGATAATCTTAACAAGCTGTTGCCTAAAGAACTTCAAGCACCTGTTAAAGAGGCTGTAAATACTATTAAAAAATCTTTTGAAAATGGCGGTCTGAAAAAGGCTATTGAAAATGTAAAAAATATTGTAGTCAACTTAGGCAAAGCATTTACAAATGTTGCAAAAGTAGTGTTACCGCCTTTGTCTAAAGCAATAGACTTACTTGCTGATAATTCTGATGCACTATTAGCCATAATAACTTCTGTTTATGTAGCTATTAAATCTTATTCTATAATATCTACAGTTACAGCTTTACTTACAACACATACAGCTGCAGTAACTGCTGAAAGTCTTGCAGAAGCTGCATCACTTAATACAATAACTTTAAAGCAAATAGCAGTAGGAGCACTGACAGGTGAAATAACTCTTGCTACTGCGGCTCAGTATGCGTGGAATTTAGCTATGAATCTGAATCCAATAGGTATAGTAATTACTGCTGTAGCGGCTCTTGCGGCAGGAATAGCAGCTTTGAATTTATGTGTTGAACAAGAGACATCATCTGAAGAAATGCTTGCAGAATCATATGAAGGAATAGCTGAAGCTTATGCTAATGTTGCTGATGGTGCAACTAATTATATTGATAGTCTTTCACAGTCAGGAGATGCACTTGAAGGATTTAACGATGCTATCATTATTTCAAATGAGAGACAGTCTGAATTAACTCAAAAAATGGACGAAGTACAGACTGAAATTACGGAAATTGCTCGACACGCTAAAGAAGAACGAACAAGTCTAACTGAGGAAGAAATTCAAAGACTTGACGATTTGTTCGCCAAGCAAAAGGAACTTGCGGATGAGCAGTTAAAAGTTCAAGAAGCATATCAGGGCGTTGTCAAAGATATGGCTGACGATTTAGCAGCTAATCACGATTTATCGCTTGAAGAGTATGAAGCTTATTCAAGCGAATATACTGCTACAGCAGAGCAAACGAGAGATGATACTGTTAAAGCTGCTGAAGAACAAAAAATCAATTGGCTTGCAGAAAAAAGAGCTTTAATTGGTACTGATGAGCAATATACAGATGAATGGTATAACCAACAGCGAGAAGCCGCCAACAAAGACTATGATGCTGCAGTTGCCGAAGCTAATACACTTTGTTCCGAAACTCTTAAGATTTTACAAGATGGATATAAAGATAGAGCTGATGGTTTAAAAACTTATTCCGAAAATCAAAAAAAGTATAATGAAGATATTGCAAGAGAAAACAAAAGAAGTAACGACAACCTTGTAGCACTTGAGCAAGCTAAGCAGGCTGAAATTAAAAAAGAATATGATTCAGGCGGTTGCGATACATTACTTATTGAGCAAAAATATGACCAATTAATTGCAAATGAGTATTCGCAACATAATAAAAAATTGGCTGATATAAATGATAAATTCACAAAATCATTTGATACAAATCAACAGGAACAGCTTTCAACTTGGTTAGCTATGCTATCTCAAACAGAACTATACGGCGGCAAAATCTCAGATGAAGATAAAAAAGTTGTTGAAGATATTATTAACAATTATGACCAATTGCCTCCTGAATGCCAAGAGACTATGGATGAAGCTATGCAGGGAATGATTAACGGAATAAAAGAAAGATCACCTGAGCTATATGCAAGTGCTTCATCGGTCGCTGATAATATTCTTGCAATTTTCAAAAAGAAGTGGGATATACACTCTCCGTCCAAAGTGTTCCGCAAAATTTTTAAGTACACTCTTGAGGGTGGCGAAATAGGTCTTGATGACGAAGCACCAAAGCTGTACAAGCAAGCTGATGATGTTGCATCTACATTTACAGACCGCTTGAAATCGGGCGTGTCAGCTGACGGTTTAGTATCAAAAATGCGTGCTGCCGTAGCAGAAGGTAAAAGCTTTGTAGCAGAACAGCTTACAGCTAATGTGGTGCATACGGTCGATATGCAAAATGCTGATAAAAAAGTAGTGCTACAAGGCAACATAGTAAATCATCTTGAGGTTGACGGCAGAGAGTTTGCAGTTGCAACAGCTCCGTATATGTCGGAGGAATTAGCATGGGAGGGTAACAATCTATGACAGAGATGTCCGTAAATAACATTGATATTTCTAATTACAGTGCAAGACTGCTTAGCTATGCTGTAAGCGGTACAACGCTTACAAATAATGTTTCAGCTAATACTAATCTTGTCAAAATGCCTGCACTGTATTCAACCGAATACGGAACAAGAACGCTGACTGTTACTCTTACATTCTTTCCTTGCTTGGACGGTTGTTCTGCAAAAGGAACAGAGATTACGGACAGATACGCAGCTGCGACCGATAATATTGCAAGGTTTGAGGCAGAACTAATCGGTAAAACAGTTGAAATAGCTTTGCCGGACGGATACATATACACTTCAATTGTTACTTCAATCTCCGCTGCTACATTTGACAGCAGCGGAGAACACGATGTAACTTACACATTTAATGCAATAAGACATAAACCAACTGTAACTGCTGATGTTGCTCCGAACGGTAAAATATATTGTCAGTCAACTACTCCCTGTAAGTTTAAGCTTAAGGTGACATTACCCGAGCAAAGCTCATTGCTTTTAATTATGGGAATAGTTGTTATTAATATTTCGGCAAATACACCGTTAGTTCTTGACGGTGAGCTTGGTTTAATTACGCTCGGCGGAGTTAATAAGTTCCTTGACAGCACCTTAATTGATTTTCCTTTGCTTTATCCCGGAACTAATACAATAAGCTGTAATAATTCTCAGGCTGATATTCAGGTAATTTACACGCCTGTTTATGTGTGATTTAAGGGGTGTTTAAATGGTTTTAAAAATCTTTTACAACAATGATGTAAAGCTGTTTACAGATATTGACAGTACCTTTTGCGTAACAAAATCATACGGCGGTATGATGAGCCTGCAATTTGACATATCGCCTAAGCACAGCTTGTATAAATATTTTGCTTTGGACTGTGAGGTTGAATACGATAATCAGAGATATTTGATTAAAAGTATTCACGAACGCAAAACGGTTTCAACGATTGTCTGCGAGCTTAATCTTGATGACCTTCGTGCAGATATGTTTACAAGCTTTAACAAGACTACAGAGAGCTTTCATAACATATGTACTGAAATACTTTCCAATACCGACTGGAGTGTTAAAAACGATACCCTTGTAAGCAAGCGTTGCAGCTTCGATCTTAGCGATGTAACTGTGCTTGATATTTTAAACCAATGTACAAATTCCACAAGCTACGGCAATGTGTATGAGTACAATACAAAGCAAAAAACGATAACTCTTATAAAGCCCGAAAACAACACCGAGCCGAAAGGAGTGTATTTTACCGACGAATTAAATCTCACAGACTTAAACTACAAAGGCAGCTCTTCAGGCTTGGTTACAAGACTGTATGCCTACGGCAAGGACGGCTTATCTATTGCAAGCGTTAATAACGGCTGTGAGTACATTGAAAATCACACCTACACAGACAAAGTAATCAGTTATGTTTGGCGTGATGAACGATACACAGACCCTCAGTCGCTTTTAGATGACGGTGTTGTCAAGCTTGCGAATATGGCTGAACCCGAACAGTCATATACCTGTAAGGTTATCGACCTTGCCAAAGCTCAGCCGGAGATTTATAAGGAAATTCTATCCTACAGTCTGTATGATGTAGTAACTTTGGTTGACCGTAACCGCAACAGAAAAAGAAACTACCGGATAGTAGAGATTAAAGAATTTCCTGCAAATCCGCTGCTTAATACTGTTTCCCTATCTTCAATAGTGGCAAAGCTCACAGGTAAATTAACCACGATAAATAATCGCATTACAGAGCTTAACGCTCAACAGCTCCACGACCGCACAAAGGTAAATGAAATCAAGCAGGACTTAGACACCACCGTTCTCCATGTGTCGGAATCGTGGGCAAGCTCAGTCAATGAATCATTGTTTACCCAGACCGCCGAGGGACTTTTTCTTGAAGTCAACAAAGTTGTAGGCACTAATCGTTGGAGTACGCTTTTACAGCAATCGGCGGAAGATGTGCGAATTGCTTGGAACAACATATCCGAGTACATAAAGTTTGAAAATGCACAGCTTAATATTTATAACACATCAGATAAAAAGCTGATGTCACTTAATCAGTATGGACAAGACTTTTATTACAATGATAATGAAGTCGGCTCGATTGGTACAAACTCATATTTAAACGATGACAGCAAACGAGGCTTAGCTTTTGACCTCAATTCAAATAGTGCGTATATGACATGGGCATA